GAATATCTTAAAAACTATAGATTTGATCCGAACGAATTAAAGTTGGAATTAAATAATGGGAATTTAGATATAACCATAAGTGGACATTGGCATAAAACTATATTGTGGGAAGTTCCTTGCTTATCTATCATAAGTGAAAACTATTTCAAATATGTAGATACGAATTGGGACTATACAAACCAAAAAAATAAAGTTAAAACAATGGGCAGCAAACTGTCTCATGCAGGATGTATTTATGCAGATTTTGGGACAAGAAGACGACGCAATTTTCAGTCCCAAGAAAGAGTCGTTGAAACATTCAAAGATTACAAAGGTTTTGTTGGAACCAGCAATGTCTATCTTGCGATCAAAAACAATGTAAAACCTATTGGGACTATGGCTCATGAGTTTATAATGGCTCATCAAGTTTTAGGTGGGATTAGACATTGTAATAGATATGCTCTAAAAGCCTGGAACAGAATATATAACGGAGATTTAGGAATTGCGTTACCAGATACATTGGGACTAAATCTGTTTTTAAATGATTTTGATGGCGTTTTGGCTAGACTATTTGATGGAGTAAGGCATGATAGCGGTTGCCCTTTTGAGTTTGGCGAAAAAATTATTAATCACTATGATAAGTTGCAAATAAATCCTACTTCTAAAACAATTGTATTTAGCGACGGACTTGATGTAGACTCCGCCATTGAAATCAATAAATATTTCAATAATAAAATAAATATTTGTTTTGGGATTGGTACTAATTTTACTAATAACTTTGACAACAGTCCAGCTATGAAAATTGTTATAAAGTTATGGAGTGTTAATGGAGTTCCTGTTGTTAAATTGCCTGATTCTATTGGAAAGTGTATGGGAGATAGAGATATGTTGCGTATCGCTAGACATATAACGTCTGGAACTCCCTTGGACCAAGATTTTTAATCAGTTTTAAAACACTTCCATCCTTTATGGTGTTTTCTGGTTTTGTTAGCAACTCCTAGCAGACAAGACCTAGTTAAATTATGATTATCGCAAAATGATTGTAAGCCATTTGTAATGGTATATTTTTTACCGTTTGGATTTATAACTACATATTTTTTATATTGATAAGACCTGTCTTGTGGATTATCTTTTTTGGTCTTTTTCATTTTGTATAGATGTTTCTGAAAGGTGTTTTCCTGTCCAGTATTTAGAATGGTTTTTACTTATTTTTTCTCGCCATGAATCATTAACGAAACGACCGACATTAACACCGATTAAAGAGTTTCTTATTTTATTTTTTGTACTTTTTGAATGCTTGAATCCAGACAGTCCTTCACCGCCTTCTGTTAAATTATTTAAGCATCCTGTTCCTAAGTCTTTTCTTCCTATGGTTTTAATTATTTTTATTTCAAGGTTAAATGCTTCTTTTTCTGTTATCCTAGTTTTTATAAAAACTTTAATAGGATCTAAATTGATAGAAAATAATTTTTTAATTTTGTTATTTTTAGGTGTATTTGCTTTTAGTTTTTTGCCGACATGCGTATGTATCCTCCTGCCTTCTCCTTTTCCTATATAAAATGGTTCATGATCGAAATCATATATGCCATATGTAGCTTTTGGCTTTCTTGGGTCTAAGAAAGCATAAACATAAAATCTATTTTTATCCATTTTTATTGTCTAAATAATTTTCTATTATTTGTCTGAATCTTTCTGAAAAGGTTATTTCTTTTTCTTCTGCTTCTTTATGTATGCTGTCATATTGTCTACGTGTTATATAAAGATCAGTTCTAACCATTTTAGTTTTTTTCATTATTTACCTTTCTATTTTAATATACGTTGTTGTAACGTACTATTCCTTTATTGTTATCGGAAAAATATGAAAAAGTGAATAAAAATTTGATATAATAATAATTTCCCCGATTTATAACTCAAACGTAATACGATTGAACCCTTTGCAAAACTACATTAGGAATTAAATAATGAAAATAGTAATCGCACAAACCAATACCACGCCTTTGGACTTCCAAGGCAATACAGATCAAATTAAACTTGCAATGGAAACGGCTAGAGCGGATAAGACTATTAGTCTAGTTGTAACGCCTGAGCTTTCAATTCCAGGCTACCTCGTAAAAGATCTAATGTACAACCATGATTTTGTTGAACAGAACTTAAGATGGTTACAAGAGATCGTTGCGTTCTCGGCTGGAAGTCAATACTTCACCGTTGTCGGATATGTTGATAAGAACTATAATGGTCGAGGTAAGCCTTTTCGTAACATGCTTGCTGTCGTAAAAAATGGAGCAGTCGTATGTAGGTATCAAAAACAACTGTTGCCTTTTTACGATGTTTTCGATGAAGGAAGATACTTCGAGCCTGGCAATAAATTAGCTGTTGTCGAGATCGAAGGACAGAAATGGGGATTGGCAATTTGCGAAGATATTTGGAACGATAAAGATACTGACAATTATAGCTACAAGTCTAATCCGCTTGCTCAATATCGTGAAATGGGCATTAGCAATATTATTAGCATCAATAGTTCTCCGTATGTTATAGGGAAGCCTGCTGAACGAGTTAAAATGCTAAGAGAGAATTTCGCAAAAGGGACTTTAATCTATGTCAACCAAATTGGCGGTCAAGATGATCTAGTCTTTGACGGTCACAGTCTTATCGTAGAAACTGGCAGAGTTACATACAAGGCAGAACGAACCATTGATTCTATGTCTCACGTATGTACGATAGGTAACGAACATTACATAGATGTAGACGTAATGGAAAAAGTTAAAGGTAGCGAAGAAGATACAATAGGATTACTTTGGGAGATGCTTGTTCTCGGATTGAGAGATTATATCAAAAAGAGCGGATTCAACTCTGTTGTTTTCGGAAGCTCTGGCGGAATCGATTCAGCCGTTATTGCAGCATTAGCTTGCGATGCTATCGGAGCAGAAAACGTTTACGGAATAAGGATGCCAAGCATCCACAGTAGCGATCACTCCGTAGACGATGCAAAGAAATTACAAAAGAATCTTCAATTCAACGATTCTCTTCTTCCCATCAAACATACAGAACTGTTACATGAATATAACAATATATTCGAGGCATTAATATTTGATAAAGGATACAACGATGTAGCAGACCAAAATATGCAAGCTAGAATTCGCGGAGCAGCCGTAATGCACGCTTCAAACGCTTTTGGCATGCTTCCTCTCAGTACTGGCAATAAATCTGAACTATCAGTCGGATATTGCACGCTTTACGGCGATATGTGCGGAGGTTTCGCTCCTATTAGCGATGTCTATAAAACTATTGTTTATGCTTTAGCTGAATATTTTAATAAAAAAGCAAAAAAAGAACTTATACCTATTAATATCATTAAGAAACCACCAAGTGCAGAATTGGCTCCAGATCAAAAAGATGATGATAGCTTATTGCCATATGAGATTCTAGATCCTATTCTTTACCAATATATTGAATGTTATCTTGGCGATTTCGATGAATTCAAAAATACTACTAACATTACAGTAGTTAAAAACTGGGCTGAAACGCCAAATGCAAAAGCAGACTACAACAGAATGATACATTTAGTTGATAAAAGTGAGTTCAAGCGTCGTCAATCAGCCATTGGTATTAAGGTATGTTCTGTAGCCTTTGGGACCGGTCGTAGAATGCCTGTCGTAAAAAAGCTAAAATGAATATTAAAGGATAAAAAATGAAAGTTACTAAACGAGAAATAGTCACAAAACGCCCGTTCTTAAATCTTATGGAAGCAACATATGAACACAAAGAGAAAGAAGGGAAGTGGACCTACGTAAATAGATCAACCAAAAAGACCGGCCAGAGCGATGCCGTTATGATTGTCGGTCTAATGATAGATCCTTATAGATTAGTTCTCATAAAACAATATAGAGTCCCTGTTGGCGATTATATCCTAGAATTTCCTGCTGGGCTTATAGACGAAGGCGAGACCGCAGAAGATGCGGCTAGAAGAGAGTTTAAAGAAGAAACAGGGATGGAAGTAAAGAACATTCTAGTTGTTAGCCCATCAACATATAACTCCGCAGGACTAACAGATGAAACAGTGACTATGGTTTTTGCTGAAGTAGAAGGAGAACCGTCTACCGCAGAAAATGAATCTTCCGAAGATATAGAAATACTTGTCTTAAACGCTGAACAGATTAATCTTTTGGTGGGCGATAGAACTATCAAATGGTCAGCTAAAGGTTGGCTTTATTGCGGCATGTGGAATAATGCTGTTAGTCGATTGCTTTAATTTTTGAAAAACATAAATTTAACGACTAAACCTAGTCCCAAAAGACCAAATATTAAACCTAACCAAAATTTCGGACTTTTCCAAATATTAATATATGGACTTTGAACTAAAGGAACATCTATAGGACCAATATCATCAATATCCATAGGTCCAATCTCTGGTTCAATAGGATCAGCGACTAAATCGCTTATTTTGTTAGAACTGTCGCCGATATCTTGTAAATGAGGCTCTATAGAAGGCTTTGTAGTCGGTCCTGCGGTCTTTATTATAGATTTTATGGCATCAACATCATCTTTTATTTTATTGCTCTCAGCAACGATGTTTTCGATAGCTTTTTGCTTCTGCATTACTATCCTCTCAAGAACATCTATTTCTTCGTCCCTCTGAGCAATAACCTCTGTTTTAACTCGATTCTCTACCACAAGATCCTCAAGAGTTATCGGATCTTCAAAAATCGGCTCACCTACATCTCCTGCCGTCTGAGGAGCTTTTGGAGCCGTTATAGAATCGTCTGGCTTGTCATTAAAATAGAAGCATTCGTAACATCCAGAACAAAAAACTAAAGCTATTATCAATGTTAGTAATATATTTTTCATTATTAAAGGTAATCTCCATTTTGTACCGAATATAGTATCGACATTATGAATTGGTATAAACAGTCAAAAATTAAATACTATTTGGACGAAACAATTATGAAAGAAGCAGGATTCTTAAGCAATTTCGTTATCGGAGAAATAATGGTCTTAGCTCCGTTACTAGGCTATCTAGGATGGACCCAAACAGATATCTTCAATCGCCTAAAAAACAATAACGGAGACACAATAGCTTTAAAACAACAAGCCCTAGAAGAAGCTCAACAACAAGATGTGCCAGAACAAATCATCCAACAAGTCCAAAACAACATCAATAACCAACCTCAACAAGAAGTGACAGAACAAGCACCCATACAAAAAGAACCTACAACCTTTGATCGATTGCGTCAAAAGTTAATTGATAATGAAGGCTTTGTTAATAAGGCAAATAAAATAGGCAATAAAGGGGAAATAGATATAGGCGTCGGACATGCCATGCTTAACCCCAATAACGGCAAAACGAAAGCACAACAAACAGCAGTCTCAAGAAGAATTTTCTCAAAACTCTTCGGAAACACAGTAAATTTTGTTGCAGTCCTTAATGGAAGACAACAACTAACAGATCCACAAATAGAACAATTGTTGAAACATGATATAGATGAACACTCTAATAGAGCTAAACAGTTATTCAAAAACCCAAGACATTTTGATTCATTGCCACCATACCTACAAGATGCCATACTAGACGGAGTTTACAGAGGAGATATCGGAACTAGAGCTACTCCTATGACTGTTAAGTTAATGAACGCTAACAATTGGGCTGCTGCTGCTAAAGAATACTTGAATCATCGAGGCTATAGAAGTGCTAAACAAAGAGGACTCGGGGGAGTAAGAACTAGAATGGAAGAAAATCAAAAAGCTATGCTCCAATACGCTAGAGAGCTAGGACAAATTTAACAAATCAGTCCCACCACTTTAAGGATACTTCATTCATCTGACTCCAACCCCAAGACCAATAAAATTTAGAACTCCAAGAAAGACTTTTAGCAAATCTTGTAGCCGAAAGTGAAACTTTGAATTTCTCTAACGTCATTCTTTGTCCAGTTTCAAGATCTCTAATATTAACTGTTCTAAACAACATGTTCATGTCCACAAAGTTCCTCTAATCTTCATCAGTCTTATCAAATGATTTGTATCTTCTTGGTAGTATTTTTCTTCTGCATCAAAACTCCAGTGATTGTTCAGTTCTTCTTTCTGTCTCTCAGGTCGAACGACCTTCCACCAGCTATAAAGATACTTTAATTCTTTCTCTAATTTTTGATCATGTTCATGTTTCTCTTGAAGTGCTTTGATATTGTCTGCTTGAGATTGTTCGTCTTCCCAATCTTCTTTTTTCATCTTTTCTATTTGATCGGTATGATCCCAACCAACGTTCTCTAACAACTTCTCTCCTTCTATGACATCACAGAAGATAGCAAAACTGGCATGGAGCAAGAGAAGATCTCTGTCTACCCATGTTGGAGGTAGAGTCTTTGCTTTTACTACATTATAACGATGGAAGATGAAACACTTGCAATAGTAATAACTATCACCGATTTTCCTTTTACATTTACTGAGCCACCAAAAAAGATTATGAGGGAAATGTTTACGCTTTTCGCTGAGAGCATGCATGCGATCTTTTAGTCCTTCGATAGGATAAGTTTTAAGCGTCCCTTTCTCGATCTGTTTGTCTAAATCTTTAATTCTCTTTTTTAATATTTTTGTAATTCTAGGGTTCATAACTTTAATTATAACATATTCTTATTCACTTTGCAAAGAAAAAGAGCATAATAAACAATATTATACTCTTTCCTTTATGAGATTCGAACGATTTATCAGTATTATATTCGACAATTACATATAGAATCCTTTAGCTGTTCAGATTAAAAACTTTCTCGTACAAATTGTTAATCTCTTTAACCGAGTTCCTCAAAGGAGTCACAGCATCCTCAGTTACAGGTCTTTTGGCGTTATTATAGTCTATGTCTACACCAAAAGAATTGACAAACAAGTTCGTTAAATAGAAGCAATATTCTTCTCTAATTCTTGTGTTTCCATCTAATTTATGTTTTCTTAGCCAATAGGTTTGAGGAGTTCTTGTCCAATCAAATCGTCTCCAACAACTTTCATCATTTAAATCAATTTTGCAAAAAGGAGAGTCTATAACAGGTTCTGGTTTAGGACCAACTATCTCGCATCCTATCTTCTGTCCTTGATCATTTCTAATGAACTTTCTTATAACTCTGTTCTGTTTGTCTTTTCGCGCCCAACGATTCCACTCAGCCGCCTCTCTCTGAGCTTTCATGAACCATTGATTGAGCTTTCTAAGCTTCTTGTACGTCTCAAGATCGCAGGGATGATATCCCCATTTTGATTGATAAACTTTAGTTTCTGTCATTGTAGTCATTTTGTTTCTCCTTAATCATCAACATATTCTATATGTTGTGGTTTGTTGTCGTTAAAGAATATTTGTATTTTATTAATAACAGTTTCTGTGATGTTCTCTTTGCGAAGTTTTTCTTGCCAATTATCGTATGGTCTTTCTCCTATCCCTGAATAAAATGGAATTTTTTCTCCAATTATAAAACAGGCAGGATTACTAAAAACTTCAATACCATTAACATTTTTATACGGCCAGACTTGTAATGGAGAATCGTCACAACATCCACAATTGTGATTGATAAAAACTTGATCTGTCTCAGAATTAATAGATGAAGAAGAAATTCTTTTGTTACTCCATCTATCTGTATGTTCTTCAATATCTGGATACAATTCTAAGACTTTTTCCATTTGTAACATTTCTTTTTTTGTTTTTTTTAAATTTTCTATATAACTCATTTTTGTCCTTTCTTGTTAAATTAATGATTATGAAAAAAGTGTAATTAAATCATGATACACCTCCCATAAGCTTGAACTTTTTAAAGACTTTCCTTCTGTCTCCATATACAGGTTCCGTAGCAACGGCTGTCAATTGATTCCCTATATCTGGTTCTAGGAATTCTTTATACTTGATCCCAGACTGCTCGATCTTAAATATAGCTCTCTGTAAGGCTCTCTCGTCCTCTACAGAGCATATAATGACCGAAGGATGTCTCTGAGGCTGTATGAATGATTGAGTCGCACAGATCGCAGCGTGGACGCTCTGAACGGATTGCTGTGCTATAGAAAGGTCATGTCTTACTAAGATGTAGACATAGAAATGTTGGTCCTATCCGTATTCTTCTTTAGTCTATTGGAATGGTCTCATTGTTATTCTCCTAAGTATAATATCGGCAATTTATTTCTTGCTCTCAATTTTAATTACTTTTCCAAATACTTTTTTTTTGTTAGTCCATCCGTTTGTTCTACCTTTGTTGTTACCTATCAAGAACTTATCGCCTTGTACGGCTTTAACAAGATGGACGTAAAAACTTCCTTTAACCTTACAAAAAACTATATCTCCCTTTTTAATATCGTCTGTAGGAGAAATGGTTATCTTGTCTCCGCTATTAATTTTCGGCTTCATCGAATTGCCTTTAGGACAAAAACTTACGTCTTTACCTTTGAGCAAATCTTCTTTATGCTGTTTCCAATTCATCGAATCGCGTCCGGTGGGATTCAAACCCACGTAGTCACAAATTTAGAATTTGCCGTTAAATCCCTCAACTACGGACGCAGAACAAAGACCTTTCGGTCTTAAATATCTATTTTATTGATCTGATGCATTATAACATATAATATATCACAACTTAATTAAAAATTAAATTGTTTTTGTTTCGGTGGGTCGAAACTTAATAAAATCGCAAAACGTATCTTCTTTCACCTCAAGGGGAATAGGTTCTTTTTCCTCTATCTGACCTAATATCGACTTAAGAGAATCTATTTGAAGATGCAAGAATTGAATACCATGATGGAGACAATAACAATCTACTTTACCATGTTCGAATATGTCTTCAGACTTCACCAATATTCTAATGTCTTTTGGCTTCTCTCCACAAAGATTGCATCTTTTAGAGTGTCTATTCGTTATCTCTTGTACTACTATATATGGTCCGTAATACTCTTTGTCAATATTATTTTCCTTTTTTGCCATTTTTCTATTTACTTTCGACTGTAGACCTTCCTTTTTCAGGAGTTACCCATGCAGCAGCACTTTTAGCAAGATCCATTGCTCCATCTGCTGAAAGTATGTCATACTTTTCATCTTCAAAAACATATTTTCCAACCAATTCGTCGGATTCATCATAAACTTTAACATCAAATTTCATTTCACTCATCTTTTATTCCTTTTAAGTTTTAAAAAAAGTAGGATATGAGTAAACATACCCTACTTTTTTAACGGGTTAACCATGACTATCAGGTTTCCTGTCCTGGTGCGTAATCATCTGCTGTCTTGCCAAACGTCCAAGCAACAGCTTCTTGACACGTTGTTACATCTGGCGGAACTTTTAGATAATACGGCTTAAAAGTCCCATCTTCATTTGGAGTAGAGTTAGAAACTTTAACAAGAGCAATAGGCTCAGGAGCGTCTGTCTGAGCCTGCTCCTTGAAGATTCCATCGCACTGTAGAAGCTCTCGTTCAGTTCCATCTGCCGCTACATCAGCATCAATGACTCTAAATCGATTCTCTTTTCTCATTCGATCATAACCATATACTTGCATTCCGACATAACGGATCTCAGTATTGTCATGGTTCATCACTTCCTCGAATGTTAATGAATCAGGGTCATTAATATAACGAGGAGGAACAAGAATGTTTTCATAGTAAAAACATGTTGAACCAAAAGCATCAACATCTAAACCATGCTTTCTGCCTTCCTGATACCAAGTACAACGTAACGGAGAGATGTATGCTGGACCATCGTCACAATGGAGTCTCCCAAGAATGTCTTTCTTGAGTTCCAAAGGTCCAAATGGATAGAGCCTACGAATGCCCCTAATTCTACTTTGCCATTTCTCAAACTTTTGTCTAGTATCACTCATAATTACCTCTTCTGTTTAGTTGTTGCGATAATTATGCTACAGGACCATCAGTCGAATCTTCGTTAGAAGTTGAGACCGCGTCTTCTTCAAAAGACAAAGGGGCTTGCGACCAAGTTGGCTGATAAGCGATCTCGATAGCATCATGTTTGATGATTACGAACCCACCAATATCGTCTTCTCGTTCAGGCGTTGCTTTTGCAGAAGGACCAGAAATTTCAACTGATCTTGCATTAGCTAAGACAATAAAGTCTTCACCAACATGAGCTACAACGCCTCGATACTGATATCGTGCACATAGTACAGCGATTTTTTGACCTTCATGAGAGTTGATGATCTCACCAAATTTGGTTAAACCATTTAACATTTTTTTGATCTTATCTGCCTGGGCTTTTGGATCTACTTCTTTTGCGTCATTTGCTACATCTGTCATTTTTACTACTCCTGTCTTAGGTTATTTTAGCTTAATTAGCTAAACGGTTATACTTCTAGGTAAGAGTATTAGTCTCTTACTTGACGTTCTTTTTCAGCGGAAAGCGGATCATATTCGCGTTGACGAGAAATCTTGATCCATTCATCTTTTGGCATTGTGATAGTATCATGTTCGTCATGATCTACAGACATCTGCGTTGCAGACTTGACATAAACATGTCCATTGTCTGGGTCAACATAACTTTGGAACTGAGAGATATGCGGGGTTGCGATGGCGTGAGTGTGACCAGTTACTTCTCCGTGAGCGAGAACTGGAGTCTCATGCCGTTGGTTCTTTTTCAGTGCAGCCTCAGATGGTCCGTCAACTACTTCAAAGAAAATGTCGCCTTGTCTTGCTTGTGTTTGCTTCTTATCCATTTTAAACTCCTTTTGGGTTTCGGTTATCAACTATATTAATTGTATCGTCTATCAGAGTCACAAATAACCAATAAATTATTCTTTATTTTTTATTTCTTTCCTTCATCTATTATTATAGTATAAAGTTAAGTCACATTATCTGTTTTCTTTTATTAATTTGAGAATCTTTTTTTGTTTTGTTTCTGTGGGAGGGTTTTCGAAACAATCAACATCAAGACTATCACTATCTATGATTACGATAAAAGTTTTCTGAAATGTGACATATCGAATCACATAGACTGAACCTGGCAATCTCCAAGATATGTTATTATCAGATGCAAATTTTAAATCTTCGTCAGATAGTTCCATAGCTTTTTGTATCTTCTTAGAAAAATCGATTCGTTTCTGTTGGCGATTCTTGCGAGCTTGGATACGGTTCTTCTTGTCTTGAGTCTCTTTTTCTTGAAGACTTCTTATCGTTTGAATAGTTTTTTTGTAGCGATTCATATGTATATTATAAGAGATTTGATAAACACAATTGGTTTTAAGGTTTACGTTTATTTCCACATCGTCCGTTTCTACATCCACTTCTTGTATTAGCTTTTATTTTATCAGACGCTTTCCATCTAGCTATGTTTCTTTCATTTATTCTTTGCGTTTTTTCTTCTTCTCTTATTAAACAAATGATCATAATTTTTTGTTTAGTTTCTGTATCGAAATCTAATGCATCAACATAAGCTAGTATTTTTGCGAACTCGCGTTTGTTTTGTTTATAGACTACTATCCATCCGTCAATTTCTTTAGGTTCTTTTACTAAACGATTAATAAATTCTATATCCATTTTATTTCCTTTCTAAAAATAAATATCCGGAGTGGGATTCGAACCCACACGCTCGTTAAGAGCAACAGATTAAGGGATTCTCGTTATCAGGTACATACTGCAAGAATCCATTAAATCTGCCATGTCTTCCTTTCCATCACCCGGATAAAAACTACTGCTTGTTGTCTGCGTAAATAAATTTTATAAAGCTAATCCAGCATGTAATTCTGCATGACAATTTCTACAAAGAACAACACATTTTTTTATCTCTGGAAGAAGCTTTTGCCATGAATAATTCCAATGTGCAGATAGAGTAAATTTCTTTTTATCCTCATCAATATGATGAAAATCTAAAGCAAAATGACATTTATCGTATCCACATTTAGAACATTTACTCCCTCCCATGAACTCTAAAGCTTTTAGTTTATTGTCTTTTCGCTTCTTAGAGGCTCTACAAGTATTGCATGTATATCCAGTGTTATATGCTGTCTTTTCTTTTTTGCAAATTTTACAAGTAAAAGTTCTTAAATTTCTTTGCTTTTTGTCTTTTTTAGTAATAGTAAGATCTCTTGTATTATGACTTCCAAAAGGGGAACAGTCAAGACAGAATTTTCTAGTTCCTAAGTTTCTTTGTTTCCCATCTATTTCAACCCAACATGGATATTTTTGATTACATTTTTT